CTAGAGGGAATGCATGCTATCTACATGTGTTCCTCCCAGTGTTAGGGGGAAGGCCACTTGGGGACAGCAGCGGGGGTTTGGTAACGCAGTATGCTCTGCGACAAAGTTCTGGCCTAGGTTCTACTGATCTATAGGGGTATCAATCAGTCAGTGGGAGGAGCCAACCTTGGTAGTCATTAACTACCAACTAGTCGGTTTCCATAACATTGATGTTTACCTCGTATCTATCTACGAACTTGCCAGGCTTTGTTTGTTCGAGTCTGTTTTGCCGCCTTCATTGGTTGGAGGAAGAACTTGTTGATTTCTGAGTTAATCTCTTTAGTCAACAACGTTAGTACTCTAACATGGCTTTTCTTTCTTAACGGTTCGAAACCTTTCAACTGAGGACGAGGAGGAAGCTTTAGCTTCTCCAAATCATCAAGCGAAAGGGTTTTAACCGGTTTAAGGAAGTCACCATCCATAAATGCATCGTATTGTAGTTCGCTCTCATATGTGAGCGCTCCCAATATCGGTACATTTAGAAGGTGGTCTGCCAGCTGTAACACGTTCGGATTCGATGAACCAACGATCATTAGATCATCGTCATCATCCTCTGTATGTTCGATAAACGCGAGTTTATTTGGTATCTTCTTAGCCAAATCTCACGCGAACTTACGGAGGTCGGCTAAACCTTTCCTAACGAGCTTAGTTCATTTTCTCTTAACTATTTCAGTTAATAGAATCTGACAAGCCGTTGGAGACGCATGCACCCCGGCCAACTGAGTTAATAATTTAGCTCATTCGTCGGATGCAGTACTCAACCAACTTAGGAAAGAAATAAACCACATGACTTGGTTCGCCCTATAAAAGGCGTACCTAGGCATGGATGGCCATAATTTAGTGATCGGTTCAACGAACCGAGCTAGGCTGCGAGGACACAAATGATGAAAGTAACCCTTCTTTGGTAACTCGAAGAGGAGTATTGCACCAAACTCTATCGGTTTGTGCATAGTCTCTCATAGAGCTACTAAAGGGAAACCACTTACATTTATGCCTTTGCGTGTTCAAATCTTAGCAAATTCGAAGGTATGCGGAGACGCATGACTCTTTGAGTCTGAGATTTCAACACCCATTTGCTTCATAAGATGGCGATACTCTCTGGCAAGTCTGTAACCTTTTATTACGATATCATCACCTAGGATGACGTATTCCGCTGAGACATTAAGTCTCATTGCAGCTATACGCACCACAAGATGATGACTGAGCGTAAACATCGCTCAGGAGCTTTTCGCACCTAAGGGTTGCCCGACAGATCATTTAATTGATCTTCCGGCATCCTTAAATCAGAAAGGCTCGTCAGTTAATATTCGGCGTCAGGCTTCTGCACAGTTTGTATCGAACATATGTCCTAAAATTCTTTCCTGTATTACAACAGGAAACCGATCTGTAGCTGACGTTAAGTCGTAAGAGTAAAACCACTTCGACCCTTTGTAACTTAGCATCTTCTTAATACCCGATACTTGATCTTTTGTACAATCTTCTGGAATTTTGTCTAGAAGGCTATACAGATGGTCATGTAAAGGAGTTAAGGCGGTCTGAGTTCAATAGTCGATAATGGCAAATACTCTACTCTTCCCTTCACGATCAGGTTTGACTGACACTTTACGCAGTCGCTTAGTCTTTGGTATTCCAAGATTAAGTAACTTTGCAAGGTCAGCCTTCTTTGATCATTCTAGGAGAGTCTCCATAATATCTCGAACCCAAGGGTTCAGGTATTCTAGAGCTTCATTAAACGCCTCTCAGGCGGTTGGTAGGTCTGTAAGGCTTGTAGTTATCGATGGTCCGTTCGGACCAGCTGTAGTCATGAACCTGTATTTTACCCCTTCTAGTGGCTCTTGATTAACTGCTACGCCTAACTTTCGTAAGGCTGCAATTATCTCGAAATCACTAAACGGGTCTATACCGGTCCATGGCTTCTCGATAGCTTCTAGGTTTACAGGTAATCCACCTTTAATTTTACGGATAAATGAAAAGGCAGTTAACACTTCTCGGATAAGTTCGGTGCTCCCTTCGGAAACCAAGCGATTTCTAATGTTTAGAGGTAAACACTTAGGAAGACCTAGTTTGTCGATTGGACACCCAACTCTTCCGGATAAAGGTTGACCTGCCATCCATCTGGTGAAACAAAGTCTCGAAGCTTTTAGCTCACGTACTGCTTCCTTTCAACCTCGGTGCTTTTCGATTAACTTAAATCGACTAGTCACTGACGTCGAGAGGTCGTAATACGTCCCTGTATCATTGATCCAGCAAGACACTAGTCTTGAGATGTTCGCTAGCTCTTGATAATCTAAGATAGGTCTACATTTCTGCATGACCTTATCGTAGATTTTCCAAAGCAATGTGACGCTTTTGACAGACTCAAACACTTTGGTTTTCAGGTTATTCAACCTTGAACTATTGTTGTTTGTGTTAGTGTTTTGTTTTGTCATTTGTTTTAATAATATTTCAATTAAACCGAATGGCCAGGAACGAAATACGGCGAGATGCGAATGGACATTACCATCGGCTTTTCGGTAGTGATTATCAACCACTATAGATCGGCCTTTGGTAGCTAAGGACTGTATGTAGGTGGGTGCCTTTCGGGTTCCCTACATCCCCTTCGTCCTCTGCATACCCCGGAGTAAT